TGTTCTTTGGACACAAGTATTTGAGTTATTGTTGTTTATGCACAATGATATATTCCCTTCGGATTTTTATGAGCATTCTCCAGAAGGTATTGTTAAGGTTTACTTTCAGAAAAAATATAAAATAAGTTTCAAATGAGTATAGAAGACAAAATCAATTTTATTTTTTGGTATGCAGCTTGCCAAACCGCAATGGTTCTTTTCGCTGGAGTACTTAAATTATTATCTAACTATTTAGAAAAAAAAGCAAATGACTAACGAACAAGTAATTGAGAAATTAAAGGATGATAATGAGTATTATAATGGCTTAGGTCGTGCATACTTATCCAATTCAGACATTGGAACCCTAATTAGGAATCCCAAAGCTTTTGGGCAAAAGAGTGAGCCTACATTGGCAATGTTACAAGGAAGTTACTTCCACACCGCTTGTTTAGAACCATTAAAATTAAAGAACTTTGTATTGATTGATGCCTCCACAAGAACTACAAACATTTATAAAGATGCTTGCAAGGATTATAACACAGACTTCTTATTATTAAAGAAGGAGGCCGATGAGGTAGATCAAATGGTTTCGGCCCTTAGAGGTAATAAGGATTTATCTAAATTAGTTTGGGATAATGGAGTTCAATATGAAGTACCGGTTATTGGTAGCTTTGGTGATCTAATGTGGAAAGGTAAGTGTGATATTATCAATGGTGATATGATTTACGACCTAAAGACCACCACTTCTATTGATGACTTTAAGTATTCGGCAAGTAAATATAATTATGATTCACAGGTAACTATTTATGAGCATCTAACTGGCAAAAGAATGGCATTTATTGTCATTGAAAAAGGCACTAATAGATTAGCTTTATTTAATGTTACAGATGAATTTAGGCAACGTGGATTAACTAAAGTAGGCCAAGCAATGGATGCTTATAGAAAGTTCTTTGGAACAATGCCTACTCACGATGTATCACAATATTTTTTAGAATCTTATCTTTTTTAATCATGGATGTATCTAAAATGTCACGCAAGGAATGGGAGAAAAGGTTATATGGTTCACAAAAAGACAGATATGATAAAAAAATTAGAGAATTTTATCAAAATGCTATTACCTCTGAGGCAAAAGCTATTATAGCTTTAATGAATAGTCATGTAGATGAATTATTAATTAATTTAGAAAAAGAACGAAAAGAAAATGAAAACGCATCAATTTAAAACAAATCAATTAGGTTACACTTATAACCAGTTTGGAGAAAATCTCTTAAAACAATTAAATATCTCTTATCAAAAGTTGCATGGACAAGATTCAAAGACAACAATGGGTGCTAAACCTAAAAGTCATCGAAAAGATGATCTCGGAATATGAAGAACTTAAAAGTATTCCTAATGTTAATGCTTGCGTTATTCTTGCTTATCAGTATGTCGTTATCCCCAACACAAAAGATGAACACTAAGAAAGCCTCGGTATTTAGACCTTATGAAGAATTTGGAATAGTTACCCAAGAGGACATTTACCCAGACACAATTGATTTAAGATTGTACACGAGTCATGGGAGGTTAAAATATGTTGTAGAATGAAGTAATTCGGAAATTCCGAATAACCACTTTAAATCAACGAGAGTAAGAATTACCTTTATATTTCAAACGAGAGTAAAACAACAAGATAATGACAACTAAAAAAACAAAGTTAAGTTTGTCTACTAACGACACAACAATGTCAATTGAGTTTGATAACTGGGATATAGACTTAGACCAATACTTTCAAGCATTTAAGACTCTACTTATTGGGGCAACATTTCAAGAATCCCAAATAGATCATTGGATTATTGATGAGGGTGAAATGTTATCAGAAAATGATGACACATCTAAGAGTAATTTATTTTAATAATGTTAAATAGGTTTTACAAAACGACACTTTAATTGAATTTTAATTAACATTAAGTGTAAGTTATTTGTCGGCAAAAACCATCATTAATTGAGAAATTATCACATAATGAGGGTAAAATCCGACAAATTGTGTCATAAAGTTAGGGTACAATTGTTACAGATTTATATGCAAAAGAGTATAAGATTGCACTTTTCGATATAATGTTACTTATATCATATAATTTGCACACTAATTGTTCATTATAATGCACTTTTTGGTAGCATTACTACCAATTTTGCACAAAGCTATAATTTACGCACAACATCGGTTTATAATTTATTCACAAAAAAAGTAAGTGCAACCCAAGATAAATGGGTGCATTTAACAATAAAAAAAGTAAAGCTATAACTTGACAAATTTATATAAAAAGTAAAGCCATAACTTGACAATGAAAACGCAAGAAGATTATAACTTAATGGCAATTGATTGGGTAGAGCAGTATATTGCCAACAATAAACCCTTGTTTAATGTAAAAGTGTTTGATGGGATACTCATGGAGAATACCCATTACACTCTTACCTACTGGGTATATCGGTTAAAGAATAGCAAAGGTCGTGATCAATATGGCTCTTTTGCTAAAATAAAAAAGTTTAAAGATTGGTTTAACAAACAAGCATCATGAAAAATCAAATAGGACTCGGGGATTTTCTTCAAGAAGTTTTAAGTAAATTAAATTTGGCCATCAAGGATCAAGAATTACTTGATAGCTTAAATGATTCAAGATTACATTGCACACCCGGACTTGAATTGATATATCCTAAAGATAAACCATTTGAGATGCCATTAATGTCAAAGGTAGATGCTAATGAGATTCTTAAAGAAGTTAATGAGAAAGAAGTATTATTTGAGAAGTTTTGGAACTTATATAATAAAAAAACCAATAGAGTAAAGGTAGAGGCCAAATTTCTTAGATGTTCCGTTTTAGAGATAAATAAGATTATGGAAACATTGCCTTATTACATTAAATACACACCCGATGTTAAGTTTAGGAAAGACCCTATAACCTACCTTAATCAACGTACTTGGGAAGATGAAATTTACTTACCAAGAGTTATCCAAACAAAAGAAAATCCTTTTAAGTTTTAGAATAACAAAATAACATGAAATCAAATAATAAAGTATCATTCGCAGATTTAGATGCGGAGAAAGAAGTTATCGCACTTCTTTGTAATTACCCTTCATTAACTAAAGAATGCCAAAAGGCAATTAACCCCGATGTATTTCACTTTGCCTCCACTAAGGCCATTTACTTGACCTGTATTGAATTATTTTCAGAGAGTGGTACGTTTTCCTTATCCGACCTTGTACTAAGGCTTAAAACGCAAGGAAGTAATGATTGGGCATTAATCTTGGGAGCCACAACAAGTAGAAATCCATTGAATGCAAATGAGTTACTTATTTACTTAGCCGAATTGAAAGGTAAAAGGGATTTGCTAAATTTATCAAGGGAACTAAATAATGATTTAGCTAATGGACATGATTACTTTACACTTGTGGATAAGATAACAAACTCAATAGGCAACGACCTTATTAAGAATGATTCTAATGAAATCATTGAAATGAAGGATGCCTTAATGACTGCCGTAACTACAATAGGTGATGTAATGACTAATGGATCACTAAGTGGTGTGCCTACGGGGTATAAAATATTAGATGATGTTACTGGTGGTTGGCTTAAAGGTAATGTTGTATTGTTCGCTGCAAGGCCGGGCCAAGGGAAAACCATAGCATTGCTTGAACACGCAAGGTGTGCTGCTGAAATGAATAAAAAGGTTTTGTTTTTGTCACTTGAAATGCCAGTTATTTCTCTTATTTATAGGATGATAAGCGGTCAACTTGATAATGGCATACCATATTCAAAAATTAAAACAGGAAGAATAGATATAAATCAATTTTCTAATATTCAAAAACAAGCTATAACTAAATTGGAAAAATTGCCTATTACTTGGTATGATGGCAATTCAAGAGATATAGATTATTTATCTAAATTAATAATGAAGATTGTTAGAGAGAAAAATATAGATATTGTCATGATAGATTATATTCAATTAATGACAGATAGTAAAATTAATCCTTCACAAGAAACTGCCATGGCTGGAAGTGTCGCCGATAAGATACAACTTTTATGTAAGCAATTGAATATCCCTTTTATATGTGCGGCACAATTAAATAGACAATCAGAAGGCAGGAGTTCACATAGGCCCAAACTATCCGATCTTAGATCAACAGGTAAATTAGAACAAATGGCATCAGTTGTAATTGGTCTTTATAGGGAAGATTATTATTCTTATGAAAGGGCAAGAGAAGAAAATAATGCTAATGTAGAATTTAACAACAAATTAGAGTACATCTTCATGAAAAATCGTGATGGAGAATGTAAAACCGCAGAAATGTATGTAGATGTATCTACCAGTACAATAAAAGATTATAATCCAAATTATTCGAAACCAGCATTTTAATTTGATTTCATACGATTATAGAATCCCATTAGTTTTTAACTTTTGGGATTTTTTATCTATACCTATTGTAAATTTTATTTTCACTTTCATATTCCCTTACACTTTTATAAGCCGATAATTGCGTTTCAAAATACCCAAGATGAATACTTTTACCATTATGAAAAATTCTTGCTCTATATTTATTTAACATCTTAATATAATTTACTCCGGGCAATTTTATTCCTTTCCAATAGTGACAAGAATTTTCTCTATTACTTACATATTCAAGATTATCAAGTCTATTATCGGTTTTATCTCCATTTTTATGATTAATTACTTGGTTTTTATAACCTACAAATGTTGATAAAACAACTTTATGCAATCTCATTGTTTTCTTTTTACCATCTTTTGATAATTGAAAATAACAATATCCATTATGTTTATGAATAGTGCATTTAATTTCTTTTTCATTTGCATTGTGAAAACTCTTAATTTCTCCAAGAGTGCTAACTTCGTACAGGTCTTCGTAACCTATAATTTTTTTCCAAATTGACATATAATATAAAGGCCCAAATCAAGAGTAGGTCTGCAACGTCCTAAAATTGAAATGAGCCATTAAAGTTTTTGATAGCAGTTGCAGTTGCTTATACAAATATACAATTTTTTTGTTAATGCAAAAGGTGACAATACTTGCCACCCTTGCAATCCAAACCACAAAACAAACACAAAATGAAACGCAAGGGTAAATGTATCAAAAAATATTTGTAATTCTTGCGATTTGTCCATGTTCTTTTGAATGCAAAAAACCTTCAATTGCTTTAGGTGCATGAACGTATCCATTGCGGTGATGCCATGAGTCTGCACCAGATGCAGAACGTAAAGATTCAACCGTTACACCAATAAAATCCTTAGAAGTTTTATGATGCACATGGTGTGTATAAACATATCTATGTTTGGTAACTCCCCAATGTTCTTTTGCCTCCTCGGCCATTAATAATCCTAAATCGGTAATTCTTGCACCATCACCATGAGTTGATCCGATAAGATTGTTATGATACCTATAATATTTACGATGGTTAATCGAACAATCAAATGTTATTGAGTCATCAAGCCTAAACCATGATTGGATAATGTCGGCCAAGAAGAACCCATTGGTATAATCGTGATTAGAAGGATTATAAGTAACGTGAACTTTAGCTATTAAACGAAGCTTTTCAATGACTTCTACATAAAGTTGTTTAGCTAATAAGAAATTCTCATACCACATTCCATCGGTATCTTGTGGAGTGCCACTTGTAGTGGTTCTCTTGGGTGTATCAATATGCAATATATCATTACCAATAATTAGTAATATTTGATCAATGTTAAAACCTTTGACTTTATTAAGAATACCATCTACACCTTCATGCACTCTTTGAACCGCAATATTAGAATTATAGTCTTCACCAGTTTCAAAAGCAGTAGCTAATTTACCAATGTGAATATCAGCAGGGTCAATAACAAGTAAATGACAATCTACATTTTCTTCATAAACTATTTTGTTATAATTAGGAGAATGCTCATTCATTGAAGAAACAATTTCTTCTCTTAAATCTTCATAAGTCTTTTGGGCCTTGTCTAATCTAACGGCTACGGAATATTCTTTAGTCTTATCCCAATAAAGAGTTACATCGTTGACATCTATTCCCCTTTCTTGACAATGAGATGCAAGACCTTCGTGATTTTCCGAAATCTTTGCTTTGTCTTCATATCTATTATATGACTTGCGTAATGTTTCTGGGTTATAGTTATATTTCTTACCTATAATTCTCGTTGCATCATGTTTGCTTTTTGCACCGCCACTATTGAATAGCTCAATAGCCTCAATGATCATTTGTTTGAATCCCGGCATTATTTGTTTTGGTTTATTTTAACGCATCAATAGATACTTAAAGTATAAATATCCAACTATAATTAAACTCTCAATTAAAATGGTGATTATTGCCCACGAAGGAATAATGTTTCTTGTCACAATTTTAGAAGAATTAGTGACATTAGAAGTTTCCTTATTACGATACTTTTTTTCATAAACACTTGCAATAGAATCAATATCTATTGTGGCTTTAATACTTCCCTTGTAAGACCTTATAATAACCTTACCTTGTGGTAGTGTTATCTTTGAGTAGAAAGTCGTTAAGATGCCCAAGGAATCGCAAGGATTGTCAATTGTTAGTGTGTCGTGGATAGCATTATACTTGGTAATCACTTTGTAATCACGAATAGTATCAATTCGTATCTTTTCGGATACAATAGTAGTTACCTTAGAAGGCTTACAAGATATAATGCCAAAAAGTATAAACAAAAATGTTAACTTTTTCATGAGAAATATAATTGAGCCTCCTCAATTCTTCGTTTAGTTAGTCCACTTAGTACCTTGCCTCCACCCTTATCCCATTTAAGAAATTCATCTTTAATAGTAGGGTCATTGGGATTCTTATTTACCTTCTTTAAAAGAGTAGAACTCTTTAGATTACCCACACCACAATTGTAGGCAAAAGAACATAAAGCATCAAATTGATATTGATTGATAGTATCAACACAATAGGAATCAACACTACGTTCATAAGAAACTAAAAGAGCCTCCAATAGTTCGGTGGCTCTCTCTTTTGTTATTGGGGAATCGGTTAATTTAACTTTAGTACCATCTTCGTAGTAAGTACTTCCATAACCAATTGTGATTACTTTCGCTGGGCATAAATAAGCCTTAGCTTTAAACCCTTCGTATTTTTTAATTAACTCTAATCCAAGATTACTGATCTTTGTGATTTTCATTAAGCTTTGCTCTTAATTCAATGTTTTCGGTTCTTAAACCATGAATCTCGGTTGTCAATGTTTCAACCTTAGTTTTCAATTCGGCAACTTCGGTTTTCAATTCTAAAGCAGTTTCTCGCCATAACTTAATTGCATCGGATACGTTTTCTATTTCGGTCTTTTGAACTTCAACGTGTTCCTTTTTTCTACCTACAATCCAACCGAAAAACCCACTTAAAGCAGAAAATATACCCGGTAACACTACATCTTCAAATTCAAAATTCATCTTATTTATCACTGATTAAAGGTTCAACATTACTTGCAATTGTTTCATCAACAATCTCACTTGTGGTTTGATAATCAACCTCAGTTGGAGTTGCTAATTTTTCTTTTGTTTGTAGTTGGGCCTGCTCATCGGCAAAGAATACCGGAGAGTCATCTATAACAACACCTTCGGCTTTAATGATATATTGTAAGATTAAGTCATCATTCGTACCCCACTTAGCTACAAGGCTATCGGGTAATACTAAGTTCTTAGTGTACATAGATGCACCATCAAATGTTTTGTATTCCAAGAAACAAGTTTGATTGCTACCAAATAGCACATAGAATAAACGAATATGCAAACGAGTTGCAATAGTACCAAATGCCTCAATAGGCTTTATACGAACAATGTAATCCATATCTTATAATTCTATTTCTTCTTCTATTTTAAACTCTACTCCACTAACCCATCCATTAAGGAAAACGTATTGATCTAATTCCGCCGGGTTATTGATAACAATTGTTTGATAATCAAACTCCTTGTCACTTAATTCTTTTATTTGTTTACTTAACTTAGCAAGATTCTCTTTAGAATAGCTATACTCACCTTTCTCATCCATGATAACATTATTCTTATCATCACAAGAGGCACAATCTAAACGTAAAGCATCTCTATCTTCATTATAAGCATCTAAATAGGATTGTAACTTTTTACGAATAATCCCTAATTTCTTCTGACCTTTAGTTTCTTCATTGTAGATATTACCAGCAATGTAAGCCACAACCATAAATAGGTCTTTGTACGATTTTTTCATTTTGTATTGTTTGTTTATGAGTTTGCGATACTTGTCAACCATATAAATATTGATTACACAACAAATATAAGTTAATTATTTTAATATTAGCAAGTTAT